GGTCGGCTACATCGGCGTGAGCGACGCCCGGCTGGGCGATAGCGTGGTGAGCGTGACCGGAGTCTACGGCGTCAGCGGCAGCCAGGCGTCCAATTTCGAGAGCGTGGTCAGCCAGGAGGGCAGCCTGAAGCAGTTGACCGGCAGCGATCTCTCGGCGAATCGCTACGTGGCCATCCTGAAAAATCCCGCCGACGAGGTGCGAGCCTGATGCGCATCGGCAACGCCATCACCAACCCCGGCCAACTGCGCCTGCCGATCACGCTGCTCAGCCCGGACATCGTCATGGACGCGGGCGGCGGGCAGAAAAAGACGTATACCACGGCGGCGGTGGTCTTTGCCCGCTGGATCAACGTGCACGGCGCGGAGGCCTGGAGCGACCAGGCCCGGCAGGCCAGCTTCCCGGCCACGGTGTTGATCCGCTATTACGCCGGGATCACCGCCGCCTGGGCGCTCGAAAAAGGCGGCAGCCGGTACGAGATCCTTTCGATGGACGACATCGAGGAGCGGCACGAGTACCTGGAGCTGCGCGTCCAGTTGATGCAGGGCAGCGCCTGATGACCACGATCTTCGAGCGCACGCAAAGCGCCCTGGCCGCGCTCAGCCCCATCCCGGTCTCGCTGGCGCCGTACATCACGATCAGCAACGCGCCGTTGCCGGACACGTTCGTGGTCTACCAGTTGATCAACAGTCCGCCCGAGCAACATGCGGATAACGCCGAGGCGGCGCGGTCGTACCTGGTGCAGGTGACGACCTATAGCCGCAGCGGGTTGGTGAGTCTCCCGGACGTGGACAGCGCCATGCTGTCCACCGGTTTCGAAAAAGTCGCGGCGCGGCAGCTTCCGAAAACGGAGGAGCACCACGGCCTGGCGTGCGATTACATCTATCTGGAAGCATAAGGAGAATGAGCAATGGCAAACTATAAATCTTTCGTCGGTGTTGACAAGGTCTACTATGCCCTGGTGACGCAGGACGACTCGGGCGGGTATACGGCGGGCACCCCGCAGATCCTCGCCCCGGCCATGACGATCAGCCAGGAACCGGCGGTCAACACCAAGACCCAGTACGCCGACAATGCGCCCTTCGATGCGATGGTGGCCGAGGGTGAGACCAAACTGACCTGCGAGATCACCGGCCTGGACACGCAACTGTTGGCGATCCTGCTCGGGCGCGTCTTCGACACGGGCAGCGCCCGCGGCTTCGATAACATGGCCACACCGCCCTACATCGCGCTGGGTTTCCGGGCGCAGAAGAGCGACAACAGCTACAAGTACTACTGGTTCCTGAAAGGCCGCTTCAGCCCGCCCAAGATCGAGGCCAGCTCGAAGAGCGACAATGTGGATCTCAAAAGCACGACGCTCGAATATACGGCGGTCAAGACCACCAAGACCTGGACGCTCGACAGCGGCGCCACCATCGACGGCGTCAAGAGCGTTTCTGGGGAAACGAGCGACGCCAACTTTAGCGCGGCCAACTGGTGGAACAGCGTCATCACGCCGGTCTACGGCGCGCCGGCGGCGTTGACCTGCACGCCCAGCCCGGCCGACGGCGCCACCAGCGTCTCGACCAGCGTCGTGCCGACCCTGACGTTCGCCAACGAGTTGATGACCGGGACGAAGTACATCATCCTGACCAAGAACGACGGCGCCATCGTGGCCGCCACGCTGACCATCAACACGGCGTTGAAGATCGTCACGATCACCCCGCCCGGGGCGCTGTCTGCCGCCACCAAGTACCTGATCACGGTGGCGGGTGTGACCGACCGCTTTGGGCAGGTGTTCGCCAACACGGTCTACGACTTCACCACGGCGTAACCCCCACCCTACCCTCCCCCAAATCTGGTCTATATATTTGGGGGAGGGAGAGCAGCCCCACCCCGGCCCTCCCCAAATCAAAACCGATTTGGGGAGGGAGTAAGGAAATTATGGCAACCCCTGTAACGATCACTTTGTACGGCGAGAACGACGAGGTCAAGGCCACCTACCAGCGGAGCATCATCCCCTGGGGCATTTTGAAACAGGCGGTCAAGCTCAACAGCGAGATCGACCAGAAGGAAGTGGGCGAGGACGACCTAGACCGGATCGCCGAGTTCGTGGTGGCGGTCTTCGGCGATAAGTTTTCAGTGGACGACCTGAACGAGGGCGCGGATATCGGCGACATGATCATGGTCATGCGCCAGATCGTGAGCCGCGCCACGGCGGTGGTAAACCCTACCGCGCCGCGCGTGCCGCAGAGTTACCCGACGAAGAAGTAGGCGGCCACGGCGGCGAGAGTCAGCGCAGCCTGCCGGACTGGCTGCTGGATATGGAGTGCCGCCTGGTGGATCTGTTCCACTGGTCGCTGGCCGAGATCGACGCCGCCGACATGGAAAGCCTGATCACGTTCATCTTCCATTACCCGCGCTGGAAGGGCGCCGAGGCAACCAGCGGCGCACCGCGGCGCAAACAATTCGTGGATCAAGTGGACTGGTTATGAAATTCACTCTCGACCTTGAAGGACTTGAACCCTATCTCACCAGCCTGCAACGCGCCGGCGCGGACGTGGACGATTTTGCGCGGGAGGCGGTCGAGGTGGGTGTGCAGATCCTGGGTGAGGAACTTTCCGCCCGCGTGCCCGTTGGCGAAACGGGCGATCTAAAAAACCAGCTCTATCGCACGGCAGTGTTCCGTTCCGGGAACGCATTCTACGCCTATGCCGGTTTAAATCTGGGCGAGAAGAAGAGGAATTTCAGGAGCTATATCTACGGCCTGGTGCTCGAATTCGGGTCGGCGCGCCTGGCGGCCAGGCCGTGGTTCCGGCCGGGGGTCAGCGCGGCCAAGCGCAAAATTTTGAGACGCTGGCAGGCCATGTACGAGGCGCGCTATGGCAGATAACGGCAAATTTCTATCCGCCAAGGCCAAGATCGACACCGGCGATTTCAAATCCGGGATCACCACCATCAACCAGCAACTGCGCCTGATGGAGGCCGAGTTCAAGGCCAACACGGCGGCGATGGGCGACTGGAGCCAGACCTCGGCAGGCCTGGAACAGCGCGTCGCCTCGTTGAACGGCCAGATCGGTTTCCAACAGGAGAAAGTCCGCGCGCTAAAGGGCACCCTGGAGGCGTTGAAGGAGTCGCAGGGGGAGAACTCAGCCGCCACAATCAAGGCGCAGGAGGCCTATTTCAAGGGTGTGGAAGCGCTCGGCAAGATGCAGGCGGAGGCCAACAAGGCGCAGAGCGCGCTGAGCGAGATGGCGGGCGGCGAAAAGGAAGCCGCGGCCGGGGCGCAGACGCTTGGCAAGGATGTTGAGGAGAGCGAGCCGAAGGTCGTCAATTTTAGCGACGTGGTCGGCAAGCTGGGCTCGATCGCGGGCGGCGCAGCCAAACTCATGCTGGGGTTGGGCACCGCGGCGGTGGGTGCAGCCGCGGCGGGCGCCGGGCTGGCCGTCAAGACGGCCGAGACGGCCGACAACCTGGTGGATCTATCCACGAAGACAGGCGTCAGCGTGGAGCGTTTGCAGGAATTGCAATACGCCGGCGAGCTGGCCGGGTTCAGCGCCGAGACGCTGACGGATGCGCAATTCAAACTGACGCGTTCGATGGATGCGGCGCGCGACGAATCGGAAGCGTTCGCCGCGGCGCAGACCGAGCAAAGCGCGAAAGTGAACGAGGCCCAGGCGGCCTATGATCAGGCGACCGGCTCGTTCGGCAAGAACAGCAAACGCGCCAAGGACGCTTTGTCCGACCTGCAAGGCGAGCAGGAGAAGCTGGCCGGGATGACCGGCGGCGAGATGGCGCAGGCCTTCGAGACCCTGGGCGTGAGCGTGAGCAACGCGGACGGCAGCCTGCGTTCGTCGGACGACGTGCTGGCGGAAGTGCTCGATAAATTGGGCGGCGTGGGCAACGAGACTGAACGCGACGCCCTGACGATGCAATTGCTCGGCAAGGGCGCGGCCGAGCTAAACCCGGTCATCAAACTTGGCGCGGACGGGCTGGCTGAGTTGAGCGAGCAGGCGCATACCGCCGGGGCGGTGATGAGCGACGAGACGGTGAATGCCGCGGCGGCTTTCAACGACCAGCTTGCGAGCCTAAAACTGGGCTTGC